AACGCGAATATCGCCCGCTTGCGCCGTGACCAGCCTAAGCTTGTCGGAGGTGGAGTTAAGTAGGATCATGCGTCAGTCAACGTCCACATCAAGCGCGCCAATGGCGAAGGTTTGCGTTGCGTTTGAACTTGTCGTGACAGAAATCGAAGCGGTCAAAGCGCCCTTGAAAAGCAGATTTCCCGCGCCGCTTGACGCCGTGCCGATGCCGAAATGCGTGATGGTCGCGCTGCCTGCCGTGCAAGGCCCAAACGCCACCGGCGCCGCGTTTGATGCGTTGTTGCCAGACACAACCCAACCAGAACCAGAACGCGCAACCGCCTGCCGAGCATAGCCGGTATAGGCCGCCTCACTGGTATTCTGCGCCCCAGCCTCGCCGGGGTCCGCCGTGTGCAATGACACATACAACGACCCCGCCGTTGCGGACGCCGGCAAGCCCGTCGCATCGCCAATGTTGGCAATCGCAGCGTTTTGGAAGATGTGCTGCAAAAGGCTTGTCTCAAAGGCATTGGTTGCTGACATGGGATTTTCCGATCAATTCAAGACGGTTTCGACGCCCATGGAGCGGCCATCAGGGCATCGCACCACGCGGTTGGGGGCTGACATGATTGCATAGCCATTAGCTTTCAATCCTTTCGCCTTGGTAGCTGCCATCGGGCTGCTTCCGCACCACAACCTTAGCGTTACGCGGGCGCGATGCCTTGGCATCCACATCATCAATCTTGGCGGCAATCGCGGCTTGGCTTTGCGCCAGCCCTTCAATCGCCGCGCCAGCATCGGCAAGCGCCATGCTCATAGCGTCAATCGCGGGCTTTAACACCTTCGCAATGCCGCCATCATTATCCACCACAATCATAGGCGGGGCGCCGGGTTCGGCACGCATCGGGCGCGGGCTTTCAATGCTGGCGCGGGTCTTTTCCCGCTCCATCTCCACCTCGGCCATGGCCTTAATCCGGGCAACATCGGCATTCAATCGCGCGGTTTCAGCTTGAAGCCTGGCTTTTTCAACATCGGCATCAATCTTGGCAACCTCGCCGGCCTGCTTTGCCTGGATCATCTCGGGCGAGAACTCCGCCGCGATTTTCTGCGCTTCCGCCTTAATCTTCTCGGCCTCGGCCAATGCTTTCTGCGCTTGCGTGATCAAGTATTGCTGTTCCGGCGTCGGGGGCGGCGGCTCTTGCGCGGCTTCCGCCATTGCTTGGGCTTCTTCCTCTGTCGGCTTCACCACGCCCGTCTGCACAAGCTGCTTGCGGAAATACTCCCGCACGTCATCAATGCCCTCGCCTTCCATGTTCATCATGGCCATGGCTTGAAGAACTTTCTGTGTCTCCGGATCGGGCGTAATGGCCATCATGCCAGTCAGGGCGCGCACGGTAGCCGCGCGCTTGCTGGAGCTAGACGGGCCAACCGTCACCGCAACGTCAAACTCGGCGTCCGATAGGTCATTCTCATGCTCGACCTCGCCATCATCGCTCATGATCGGGCGCATAAGCTCGACGGTGGAAACCTCGCCTTGCGCGCCGATAGCCTTCATCTTGCGGCCCGGCTCGACAAACACGTCCTTCGCCATGGAAAGCCAAACCTCGCCGCACCGCTTCACGGCCTTGCCCATGTTGGACAGGTAAATATAGGCCTGCATATCCAAGCGCTGCTGGATCATTTCCACCGCTTTGCCGGAAATGTTCGACACCATCTTGTCAGCTTGCTGCGCCGATCCCAAGATTTCCTGCATATCCTGTTCGGTCACGGCCAACATTCCAGCCAAAGCGGGCGGGATTGCCGGCGGCTTAGTATAAGCCATTGGCCCGGCGGGTTGCTGGTTTCCGCTGGCGTCTGTGATGGGGTTCAACAACAGATAGGGGTAATTCTTTAGGTTATCCTCTGACCACATCGTTTGATGGCCAAGCACTTGCTCCGGCGTCAAGATCGGCTTTTCCACACTGGAAAGCGCCGCAATCTCGCCCAACTTGGAAAGCTGCATATTCTTCAGGCGTTGCGAATCCTTTGCCAGCCGCACATGCCCCATGCACCGCTCGACGTTATCCACAAACCAGCGCTTGCCATAAACCGGCACAATCGGGATATGCCTGCCCGCAATGTGCCCGCAATCTTCCAGAACCTTAGCGCCGCTCAAGATGTATTTCCGCACCTTCCGGCGCTTCACGCGCTTGCGGCGCATTTCCCGCGCGCCTGTTGCGGCCAAGCGGGCCTCAAGCTCTTCATCTTCATCAAACTCGGCCTGGGAATGCTTTTCCTCTTGCCCGGCAAGGGTCCGGAATATGCGGATGGTTTCGGAAACCTCCTCCACCTTGTAGTATTCCGCGACATAGACAACATCGGGCGTTGCCCAGTCAAACTCTAGTTGCTGCACTTCCTTGGGCCAGCTTGCCGGGCTGTCATTCCATTCGCGCTCGTAGGCATGAGGCGTCATGGAAGTCAGCACAAAGCAGCACTTAGCGTCCGCCTTGTCCTGGCGCTTGGCGTCTAGGTCAAACCAAACGGAACTATCGGCATCAAAGATCGGTTCGATCCGGATGCGCTGCTTATCGTCGTCCTCATCTTCCTCGTTGACGTATTCCGTCCGCAAGCGCCAAGCGCCAAAGCCGCCTCCAACCGCCTCTTCAAAAGCGTTGTCATAGGCTTCCTCTGCCACGCTATCCTGTTCATCGGCGCGGTATAGGTCGTTGCAGGTCTCGGCCAAGGGATCATCTTCCCGGCCTTCCTTGGACACAAAGGCAACCGAGATGCGGTTATTGCGGAACTCGTTGAAGATGCGAATGACGGAAAGGTGAACCTTATTCACCTCAAACTTGGGCTTGTTTTCAAATTGCTCCGAAAGCGGACCCTCCCATTGGGCGCCGGCAATGGAATAGAAGCGCCGATCTTTCAGGCATTGCAACCGCTCATCCCGCAACGCGGATTGAATACGGTCAAACTCCGCCATGGCCTCCTGGTGGAGGTTTGCCAAGGCCTGCTCTCGGGACATGCGCGCCATGGGACGGCATGTTACCCCCAACGGTGGGCGCTTGGCAAGGGTATAATTGGCGGGCGGTTTTCTACCTTGGCGCGGCGCACCCCCTCGCAGGCATAGCGCAAGGCGTCTATGACGTGGTTCTTCTTATCTTCCAGGATCGGCAGGATGCGGTCAGTCAAGGGGTCGCGCTTGTAGGAATACAAGGTTAGCTCGTCAATCGTGTGAACGCATCGCGGATGCACCACGATATCGTAGGATTTCAGCCATTCGACGCCTTCCTCCAGGGATCGCGGCCCCTTTACCGCCGGAAAAATGCGCGGGAAGCCATGCTTTCGCATGTGCGAGATAGTCTCGGGGCGGGCATTATCGGCTGTCATAGGCCATTTCTCGGCCTCAGGTATGGTCATGAACAACTCGGGCAGGTTCACGATCTCGCACTTGACCTGATAAGCCTCATAGTCCACATAGAGCGTCCGGCCTATGATGTGGCAGCGCACCCCGACGCTGGGGTCCACACTAAAACCCCAGTCAGCCCCCAGGCGGTGGATAGCATCGCGCGGGGCGTCAAACTCTTCCACGCGCCAATTCCGAAACACGCGCGCTTCGCTGTTGGCCAGATACCCGCCAAGCCAAACGTGCTTGTATTTGTCCGGATCACGGCGCCGGTCATACTCCATTTCATCCCGCAGCACGTCCGGAAACCAAGGGTTTTGGTCATAATTCACGCCAATGACCACGGTATCCTTGGGCGGCGTATCGCCCCTCAGCAAATGGTCAACCGGGTCTGATTTCTCGCGCGGGTTCCAGGTAAACCATAGCTCGCTGCCAGGCTTGCGGATGGTCGGGCGCAGCATGTCCAGGCTGGTTTGGCTCAGGCTCTGCGCCTCTTCTACCCAAGCGCGGTCATAGCCTTCCAGGGACTTGATGCTGTCCGCCGTGTGGGTTTTCATGCCCTGGAAGATGATGCGCCCATCGCCCCGGCGCGACTTAATCACCGCTTCCTGAACCTCGAAATAATCGCCGGCGCCCATGGCCTCGATCTTGGTTTCAAGCAGGCGCTTGACGGATTGGGCAAGGCTCTTTTGGTTTTCGCGGACGCATACGGAATAAGTGTTTGGGTCAAGGATATGCGCCTCAATCATGGCCTCGGCAAAGAAGTGCGACTTGCCGGAACCGCGTCCGCCCCATGCGCCCTTGTATCGGGACGGCGCCAGCAGCGGCCTAGCCCATCGCGGGGTTTGGATTTGCAGGGCGGTCATTTAGCCGCCAATCTGGCGCTCGGTTTGCGCCGTGTCAATCGGCTTCAATAGCGCCCGCCACCGATCCAGCGGAACCTCGCGCCATTCATCGGTTTGCGCCATCACATCTCCATCAATCAATGCGCGCAATGGTGAGGTTTCATCAATGCTTTCAAGCACTTCCTCGGCATGCATAATC